GTCAGACGTTGGTAAATTAGAGAGCCTGATGTACCGGATGCAGAGTCATCTTAACTTTGAGCGGAAGACAGATGTCGGCACCGGTGATTACGGATCTTTTGTGCTGGCAGAAGAAAACGAGCCCGCACCCAAGAAACACGGACGGCTAAAGAAAAATGACGGTTAGCTGGGTGCTGCTGTGGATAACGGCGGTGGGCATCGAAGACTTCAAGTTTAAAAATCGAGGCGTCTTTGAAACCATCGCCGAATGCCACGTCGCAGCTACCCAAATCTTCTGGGAAGATATGCCCATAAACGAAGAAGCGGTATGTATCCGCGTCGAAACACTGGGAGTGTACTGGGAATGAATAGTGTAAATGACCACCAAGAAGCAGCCGCGTTGCTCGCTAACTCCATCCACGCCGTCAATGACCTGTGGCTGGACGCACTGCCGGGCGAAAAGCCCTTCCTCGACGAAGCTATCAGCAAAATGCACGAAGCACAGTCACTGATGATAAAAGCCAGAATGAGAATACCAAATATCGTCGAAGCTTCCGCAACACTTAAACTTGCAACAAATGACGAATAAGGCTTGACGGGGCAGAGAACGCGGCCTACGGTTCACGAACGGTTGTTTTCTTTCTCCGTGTTGTTTGGTTTGTAACGCCTCGCTCTTGATACCTCAGAGCGGGGCGTTACTTTGTTACACTTTTGAAAAACCAAATATGTAACGCTTAAACCCACGGTCACCAAGGCTTTCAAAAATCCGAACTTTTATATAGGGCTAGAAAAAAAAATAATTTTTTTTCTTCCCACAGTGCTGTGATAAATGTAACAAATGTAACATCGTTGAAATCCTTACATAAAGAAGGCAAATATCGTTACTTTTTTGTGTAACGCGAAATTAGAGGTGTAACACCTTGTCTTGAGCCCGCACTTACCCTTATATTTGGAATGATTTCAAACATAAGGGCACGTCATGGAAATCGTAAAAGTAAATCCTGTTGGGCGTCCGCGCCTGACACCCGACTCCCCGCTTTCAGAAAAACAAAAGAAATTTGTTAAGGAATACGTTTCCAACGACGGTATGATCAGTAAGAAACAATGCGCTCTAAACGCAGGCTTCTCTGAAAAAAGCGCGTCGGTCAAGGCGTCCATTCTTTTGAACCCCCACAAGCACCCGAATGTTGCCAAGGCAATCAAGATGTATCGGGATGAACTGAACGAACGGTACGCTATCACCTATCATCGTCATGTTCGTGATTTACAGCGCATACGTGATGAGGCTTTAGACAACGGGGCTTACTCTGCCGCCGTTCAAGCCGAGTACCGCCGGGGGCAGGCACACGGGGATATCTACATCAGCAAATCTGAAGTGCGGCACGGGTCTATTGATAGCATGAGCCGTGATGAAGTGATGAAAGAACTAGAAGAGATTAAAAAGCAATATGGATCTTCCGTTATCGATATCACGCCCGTCGAAAAAGACGCCGAAGAATCTGGAAGCGAGCTTCTACCAGAGTATAAAGAAGAATCAAAAGAAGCACCGTCCTGACGTCCGACTCACGCGGATAGAAAGCTGGGCATCCCAAGGCGTCCCCGATCTTGTCGTTTGCGGCGAGACAGGAGACTTTTCTTTTTGGGAACTAAAAACTGCAACCGGCGTTGCTGTCCGGTTGTCGCCCCATCAGGTTGCATGGATGGAGCAGCACAAGCACACCGCGTCGTTTATCATTGTGCGCTGCAAAGATCGACACGCCCACGTGTATCGTGCGGATCAGGCGGTTGAGCTTGTTGACCGCGGGCTTCTTTTAAAACCGCATTTTAAAATAGATGCCCCGATTGATTGGGAGCAGTTTTTCCGTTTGACAATCCCGTTGTAGGAATTATCTTATATGAACCAACAATGGGAGATTCTAATGACAGAAGAAGAAATAGAGGAAAACTGCGAATGCGGGCTTACAGAGGCCGGTTTGTGGAGTGAGTCACTGTTTGAACAGTGGGGGTGTGAATGTAAGATTGGAGATAAACGAAATGAAGAAAGCTACCTTTCGCGTTCGTGAAATACGCACGTTTGAGTTTGACATGTACTTTGACGAGTATTTGTCGCTTGCAAATATGGAAAATGCCGCAGAAGAAAAATGGTCGAACGGTCCTAATTTTTGGCAGCAGGCAATAGAGGCTGAACCGGCTAAAGTTCTTGTCGGAATAAAAAGAGATCAAGAAGGCGATGTCGCAGTCAGAAGAATAGCCGAGCGCCCGACGCCGGACGTAAAATTATTCTGGGCAAATGGCAGCTATTGCACAACAAGCGGTAACATGCGGGATTTTAATTTTGCCGTCCGTGACGTCAGTTTAGAAAAGGCATCTCGCCGAGCCGAGCAGATAATAAAAGACGATAGACGACGCCGGTATTCTGGCAAGCTTGACATGGAAATATGCGCCGCCGGTAACTATTAAATGTGGATATTGTCGCGCCTTTATTATTGGCTGTTTTGGGGATCGCCAGACCCGGACAAAATCAAAAGCCGATATAGCATTGAGCCCACAAAACGACGGCGGAAAAAATAAAGACAAAAGGCAGGCTTGCGCTTGCCTTTTTTATTTTGCGCTTTAATATGGGATCAGTCCCACATATCAGGAGTTTTAAAAAATGTTGAAAACAGTTGAAATCAGCACCGCCAAAAAACTGAAAGGATGCGCCGTTACATATCGCAGCGGCAATAAAAACATGTTTGGCACGTGCCCGGCGGATTGCGAGTTGAACCCATCAGGCAAGGGATGCGGCGGCGGGCAAATTGATTTTGATTATCTAGACGCTGTTTTAGATAGCAAGCCGCGGGCGGGTTACAGTTTCACATATACCCATTTTAGCCCCATGCATTGGGCGCACAAATTGAGCCCGATTAAAACCGTTTTGAATTACAGCACCGCCAACCCGGAAACAGCCGCGTTTTTAAAAAATGCAATGCGGAAAGCGCCGCCGGATCAATGGTCCTTTCCAATGGTAACAGTGGTGCCCCCGACGTTTTGGCAAGAGTCGCAAAAAAACCGGACAATTGACGGCGTGCAATTTGTCCGCTGTTTAGAAGAAACAGGAGCGGCCAAAGGATGCGGGGACTGCGGCGGGCGCGACGGCCCGTTGTGCGCTCGTTTAAACCGTGATTATGTAATTACATTTACAGCGCACGGGACAGACAAAAACCGGGCAGGCGATAGTCAGACGCAGGGCGGATGCTATGCGGGCACCGGTAACGTCGCCATTCATTGGCGGCGCATGCCGGGCCAGATGCAGGCAAAGCCCGACGGGGAAACCTTGCGAGACTTTGCCCGCAACTTGCCGCCCCGTTCAATATTGCGGCACCACATAGCCGGGGACATTGGGGAAGAATAGAACGCCCGCCCCGCTGCAGCCCGCCCGCCACCCCGGCGCGGCGGGTTTTCTTTTTTAAAAAATACGTTTGCCTTTGCGGGATTAATCGCATAATCTGCCAATTGACTAGGCGAGATCGTTTTGGTCGGGATTTTCAAATTGCGTTTTTTGTTTATCCCTTGCCCCTTTCCGGTTGACGTTCGCACCCCCCGCCCCGTGCTAGTCCGGGCCCGCTGCAGGGACACCACATAGCAGCCCCATATTATGCAAAACCAAACAACCTTTTAAAATGGAGTTAAAGACATGCTGCAAAATATCGACAATGCGAACCGCGACATGGAAACCCTTTTGCATCACGTTATGGAGCAAAACAGCCGGTCGGTTGATTATCAGGCCAACACTGGTCAGATGGAATATCAAACGCGGGACACTGGAAACGGGAAGCAAACAGCAATCTTTTTAGAGGGGCAGGGCGGGGAACCAACCCGCCAGCTTGGCGTGAATAACGTTTGTTTTGACGGTATCGCCAAAACAGCCGAAATAGACGTCAGGACGGCCCGCCGGTTGTCTGATAATTATCCCGAACAATGGGACGGCCTAATCAATGCGATTTGGCAACAAGAACCCAAGCCGCGTTTATTGCGGACATTCATGGATGATGAAAGAACCGGAACAGCTCGCGCCATGTTATCGGATAGGTTTAAAACCTATGACAATTTGGATTTGATCGAGACGGCAATTCCCGAATTGATGAAAGCAAATGTTGAAGATAACGCGGGCTGGCAGCTTCAAAACTGGCACAGCACCGATAAAAAACTAATGGCCCGGTTTAAATCAAATACGATTGTCGGGGAAGGTGCAAAGGTCGGCGATCTAATGGCCCTTGGATTGCTCATTAGCAATTCAGAAACGGGGCACGGATCAATACAGGTTGCACAAATCAACTGGACGTTGGCTTGCCTTAACGGGATGCAGACCGAAAATAAAATCCGGTCCCCGCATTTGACCAGCAGCCGCGGAGACGCGGACGTTTGGTCGGTCCTGACAGAGGAAGCAAAGAAAGCCGATAACGCGGCAATGTCTCTGAAATTGCGGGACATGGTGCGGGCTTTCAGCAGCCGGGAC